ATGGCACTCGCAACACTCACACAGACCGGACGCGCCGCCATCGCTCTGGCCATCTCGTCCCGCCCCCTGCATCTGGCATGGGGCTCCGGCGACCCTACATGGGACGCCGACGACGCAACCCTGCCTTCCCTCGTCAGCAGCACCGCACTGGTCAACGAGCTGGGCCGCCGGACCCCCTTGCACATCGGCTTCGTGGAGCCCGACGAGGCGGGCGGCATCGTCATCCCCGTAGCCACCGGATCCGAGGGCGCTGTGCAGGAAGCCCGCTACCGGCTGGCCACGGAACCGACTCCCTACCTCTATGTGCAGACGGCTTATGCCTACAGCGACGCCTCCAACGCAATCATCAGGGAAATGGGGCTGTTCATGGACACCGAATTCGTCGAGGGCCTGCCCGAGGGACAACGCTACTTCGTCCCCGACGACCTCAAAAATCCCGGCCTGCTGTTGGCGGCGCAGATCATCCTGCCGCGCATCAACCGCAGCCCCTCCGTCCGCCAGACCGTCGAGTTCGTCCTGCCGATCTAGGCCCGTCTGGCTTCCGCAAAGCCATTTCGGTCCCCTTTACGCCATCATCCGGCCACTGCCCACGTCGCGTTCTAAGTCCCTCGAGGGACTCGGCTCTCGGCACCGTACCCGGCAACTTCTAGGAGGCTTTCATGCCCAACATGCCCGACAGTTATTACGACAACTTCAACGCATCGAAAAATTACGAGAAAATCCTCTACCGCGACGGCTACACGCTGCAAGGCGCGGAACTGAACGAGGCGCAGTCCGCCGCCATGCACCGTCTGCAGGGTGTGGCCGACGCGCTGTTCAAAGACGGCGACATCATCCGCGACGCCGGGATCATCGTGAACAAGGAGACCGGCGAGGTCCGGGCCCAGTCCGGGGCCGTCTACCTCCGGGGCGCGGTGCGCGGCGTGCCCGAGGCCACCTTCACCATCCCCGTGGTCGGCACCGTGGCCGTGGGCATCCGGCTCACGCAGCGCGTGGTGTCCGAGCTGGAGGACCCCGCGCTCTACAACCCCGCCATCGGCAGTCGCGGAGAGGGCGAACCGGGCGCGTGGCGGCTGCAGGTCAACGCGGCGTGGGGCTTTGACGGCGATAACGGCGACGGGGAATTCTACGTCGTCTATACTGTTGACGACGGCGAGCTGCGGGCCAAGGAAGCCCCGCCCACGCTGGACACGTTCACCCAGAGCATCGCCCGATACGACCGCGATTCAACGGCGGGCGGCTCATACATTGTGGACGGCCTGACCGTGCTCATGGCCGGGGACGACGCCGACGGGCATCAGGTGTACACGGTTTCGGAAGGCCGCGCCCGCGTCAACGGCTACGGCGTGGACATGCCCACCTCCCGCCGCCTGACCTATGCCGCCGTGCCCGACCTGCGCCGCATCGACACGGAAGTGCACACCGCCGACGCCGCGTCCACGCAGTCCGGCGGGCAGCGTATCACGGTGGCCCACCCCCCGCTGCACGACGTCGAGGCCGTGCGCATCACCACGCGCAAGACCGTCAGCATGGTCCACGGCAGCTACTCCGGGGCCGCCGACGCCCTGCCGGACACCGCCGTCGTCTCCATCGTCGAGTGCCGTCAGGGTGATACCGTCTACACGGCGGGGACGGACTATAAAAAAAACGGCGACACCGTGGACTGGTCCCCCACGGGCAACGAGCCCGCCACCGGCTCGACCTATTCCTGCACCTACGAGTGCGTGGTCAGCGCCGAACCCAAGGGGCTGGACGCCGACGGCTTCCGCATCGAAGGCGCGGTCAACGGCTCCTCCATCCTCATCACCTACCGGCAGGCCCTGCCGCGCCTCGACCGGCTGGCGATCAATCAGGAAGGGCAGTTCGTCTGGCTGCAGGGCGTGGCCTCCGAGAGCACCCCGCGCAGCCCCAGCGTGCCCGCGTCGCTCCTGCCCATCGCCACCGTAGGCCAGACGTGGCGCAGCACCCGCACCGTGCTCTCCGACGGCGTGCGCGTGGTCCCCTTCTCGGAAATCGAAACCATCAACCGCCGCATCGACGCAGTGCAGCAGGAAGTCGCCCGGCAGCGCCTCGAGGCCGACGTGTTCACCCGCGAATCCGGGGCACGGGCGGGCATCTTCGTCGACCCGCTGCTGAACGACGACATGCGCGATCAGGGGCTTTCCCAGACCGCCGCCGTGGTGGGCGGCGTCCTGACCCTGCCCATCGAAGCCACGGCAACGGCCCTGCCCAATGACGTTGCCGCGCCCACGGCCAACCCTTGGACGCCGTCGCCCCTGCTGGCCCAGCCCCTGCGTACCGGCTCCATGAAGGTCAACCCGTACATGGCCTTTGACCCGCTTCCCGGGCGCGCTGTTTTGAACCCCGCCCTTGACCGATGGACCGAAAACCAGACCAACTGGACCAGCGCCATCACCCAACGGTTCGACGTCTCCCGCGACGGCTATTTCCACATTGTGGTCGACCGCCAGACCTCCACGACGACGGAGACGGTGAACTCGACGACCTCTCAGCTGGAATACCTGCGGGAAATCGACGTAGCCTATCACATTGAAGGGTTCGGCGCGGGCGAACAGCTTGCCTCGGCCACGTTCGACGGCATCGCGCTGGCCGTTTCCGGCACCGCAGACGGCAACGGCACGCTGGACGGTTCGTTCCGTATCCCGGCCAAAATCCCCGCCGGTGCCAAGACAGTGTCCTTTACGGGCAAAGGCGGCTCGCGGGCCTCGGCGGTCTTCGTCGGGCAGGGGCAGCTCACGGTCAACACCCTGCGTCAGGTGAACACCATCACGACCATCTGGGTGGACCCGCTGGCTCAGACCTTTGTGCTGGACAAGGCCACGCAGCTTGCCGGGGTCGACCTGTGGTTCACGGCGAAGGGCGGCGACGTCCGCCTGCAAATCCGCGACGTGGCCAACGGCGTGCCCTCCCGCACGGTGCTCGCCGAGGCCCATATTCCGGCCTCTTCCATCGTCGTCTCCGGCGGCGGCCACACCCGCGTGCTCCTGCCCTCGCCGCTCTCGCTGGCGGCGGGCACCGAATACGCCTTCGTGGTGCTTTGCGACGACGCGGAGACCGCCCTTTCCGTCGCCGAACTCGGCAAATTCGATGCCACCGCGCAGCAGTGGGTCGTCAGCCAGCCCTATCAGGTCGGCGTGCTGCTTTCTTCCAGCAACGCCAGCACATGGACGGCCCACCAGGACCGCGACCTGACCTTCCGGCTGCTGGAGGCGTCCTTCAGCGGCGCGTCGAGCCAGCAGGAACTCGGCTCGGTATCCATCGCCGGGGCCACAGACCTGCTGCTCCTCTCCCTCCCCGAAACCCCGAACGCCGACACCCGCGTCGAGTACGACATGGCCCTGCCCGGCGGGGAAACCCTGACCGTGGCCGACGGCCAACCCCTGCGCCTCGCCGCGCCCGCGACCGGGCAGATCAGCGTCAAGGCCCGGCTCGCGGGGACGTCGACGGCCAGCCCGGTGTTGTGGCCCGGCACGCAGCTCATCAGCGGGGCCGTGGGCCTGACCGCCGATTACGCCACGCGATCCATCCCCGCCCGCGGCGCGACCAAGGCCGTGCTCGTCTACGACGCCGTCATCCCCTCCGGGGCAACCGTAACCCCACAGCTCCGCAAGGACTCCGGCGAGTGGGAGCCGCTCACTGCCGACGGCACCACCAACCAAGGCGACGGGCTTGTGGAGTACCGCTTCAAGGCGACGCTCTCCAACGTCAACGAGGTTAAGGTCAAACTGACCCTGACCGGAACGAGCACGGCCCGCCCCCGCGTCAGCAACATCCGGCTCATGGCCGTGATCTAGGAGCTGCCATGATCGATGAAAAGACAACGTACCTGAAACTCCCCCTGCCGCACCCGGACAACCTCCTCGAGGACGATGTGCTCCGGCTGCGTGAGACATTGCAGGGCCTCGACGCCAACGCCAAGGCGCAGTCCGACGACCTGCGGGGCCTGCTCGCGGCGGCCGTCACCTCGGCCTTTTCCCCTGCGGGCTCTCGCACAGGCGTCATCGCCAAGGGCACAGACTACACGGTGCCCGCCTACACGGTGGGAAACAAGCGGCTGCGGGTCTACCTGTGCGGCCTGCGCTGCGAGGCCGGAACCGACGAGGCCGTGCACCAGTATCAGGAAGTGGGGACTGCCGGGGCCGCCTCGACCGTCATCCGCTGGCACGATGCGATCCCCACGGACTACGATATCCTTGTGGAGGTGATCTGATGGCCAACCCCATGCTCATGCGCGCGCTCGACGAAGTGCGCCGTTTCCTGATGCCCAGCCGGGGCATCATCATGTGGTCGGGCACGGCTGCGGACATCCCCACGGGCTGGGCGCTGTGCGACGGCACCAACGGCACTCCCAACCTGACCGACCGCTTCGTCCTCGGGGCGGGGAAAGCCTATCAGCCCGGCGCAACCGGAGGCACGGCAACGGCTACCCCCAGCGTCGCCGCCGGAAACGCCAAAACAGGCGTCAGCCTCAGCACCGCCGCGCCCGGAGGGACGGCTGGCAAGGCAACAACCGGGATCGGCGTCCAGAACGCCGCCCTCTCCATTTGGACAGGAGCCGCCGGGACCGGGATCGGCATTCAGGGCACGACGCTGGATGGGAATACCCTGCCGAACCATGGCCATACATATTCTGGCGGCTCCCAAACGACACGGGTCAGCCTCGATCAGGCCACTATAAAAACTGTCTCTGAATCAGCACGAAATACAGGAGCAACGGGCAACTCATGGGCACACGCGCACGGAGTTTCCGACCCCGGCCATGCCCATGCGGTCGGATCATCCGAACACAGCCACGGCCTCACCGACCCCGGCCACACGCACGCGGTCACGACCGCCGCACACGGGCACACCGTCACCGACGGCGGGCACACCCACACGCTCACGGCGCAGGCCCTCAGCACCCTGCCGCCCTACTATGCCCTGTGCTTCATCATGAAACTCTAGCCAGAAAGGATATTTTCCATGAAACAGCATGTCATCGTCGTCCCGTCCGACCGTCTCATCATCGTTGACGGGGTTCCGCTGCAATTCGACTTCCCCGTCCCTGAGAATCTGCACGCCGTCCAGTGGCATAATGGCACGGGCGAAATGGAATGGACGGACGATATCAACCATCCCTTGACCCCTGCAGATTATGCTGAAGACGTCGCCCCGTTCGTCGAACTTTGGGAAGCGGAAAAGGCCCGGATTGAAGAAGAGGCCGCCGCAGCCGAAGCCACCCGGCTTGCCGAGTACAACAGCGTCGACGCAACCCGAATCAGAAAACGGGAAGAACTGGCCAAAACCTTTGCGGCGGCCACAGCTACGGCCCACCTGACCAGCTCGCTGGGGTTCGAGATCGACGCCAATGATGCCGCCAACCGTAATGTCTCCGGGCTTGTCACGCTCATGGAGGCCGAAGGCGCCCCGGAGAGCCTGCAGTTCTGCGACTACAACAACGAGATTCATACGGTTACGCTGGAAGACCTGCGCGTCATGCAGCAGGAAATCATAGCGAACGGTTCCGCGCTCTATGCCCGCAAATGGGCTTTCAGAGACGCTATCGACGTGGCCGCTACCGCTGAGGAATTGAACGCGATCACCATTGCTTTCGAGAAGGAAGCATGAGCTACGGGAAAAACCTGCTCATCGCCGTTGACCAGCTCGTCAACACGCTCACCGGCGGCTGGCCGGACGAAACGCTGTCCAGCCGGGCCTACCGCATGGCGGTAGACGGGCACCCTTGGCTCATGCGTGCCATCGATGGGCTGGCCATGTTGTTTGGCGATAAGAACCATTGTGAAGCATCATTTGATTCTGAAAGGCTGCGCCTGCAGGCGCCGCCTGAAGCGAGGTAAAACCATGAGAGAGAGAGAGAGAGAGAGAGAGAGAGAGAGAGAGAGAGACGGTTCCTAGCCTGACGGGCCGCCGGGAGGTGCGCTGATGGCACTTCCTCAACTTCTGCGCATGGTACAGGAACTCAAGGGAACCCTTGTCACGGTAATGGGCAAACTTGTTCCCAGCGGCGTCATTTTGATGTGGTCCGGCTCCACAGATACCATTCCGGCGGGCTGGGCATTGTGTAACGGACAGGACGGCACTCCCGACCTGACCGACCGCTTCATCCTCGGGGCGGGGAAAACCTACCAGCCCGGCACGACTGGCGGCGCGGCCACAGTCACCCCCAGCGTCGCCGCCCGAAGCGCTCATGCAGGGATTGCCGTTCAAAACGCAGCCCTTTCCATCTGGACCGGAGCCGCAGGTACCGGAATCGGCATTCAAGGCACGACGCTGGATGGAAATACCTTGCCGAGCCATGCACATACCTCTATCCAGCCATCTGAGTATAGAGACAACGGGTGGGGTGATAGCGGCAATATAACATTTAGAGGCCCTACACAAAAAAATGGTGGCTATACGGGCAACTCATGGGCACACGCGCACGGCGTTTCCGACCCCGGCCATGCCCATGCGGTCGGCTCATCCGAGCATAGCCACGGCATCACCGACAGCGGACATACTCATGCCCTTACGGCACAGGCCATCAGTACCATGTCTCCCTATTATGCCCTGTGCCTCATCATAAAACTGTGAGGTAGCTATGCAGTCAGAAAAAGAAAAGAGCACTGAAATCCCCGGGTGGACGTATACCTACGCCACCACAGACGATGGCCGCAGGTTTCGGCTTGCACAGGGTCCCTGTGAGCATTTCCCCCGGGTGGAATATCTGGATGCCCCTCATTTGATGCCGAGCCACTCCCTCTCCATGACACATTCGCATGGTTTGTTTGGAAAATGAGAAACCAGCTCCGCTCCGGCGGAGCTTTTTCTTAAAAAAACAATAAAATCAACAAGAAACGACTTGCAAACCTCTCTAAAAAGAGCGAACACACGACCACTCCGAAAGGGTAAATCAAATAAATCAAAGAGGTTGCAAGATGTTTGAAGTTGCTTACGAGGTCATTGGGCGGAATGGCCAGCTGCTCTGCAAGCGGCGGTCGTTCAAGACGGAAAAGGCAAGGGAGCGATTTGTGGCCAGACTGGTCAAGAGCGACAACTTTTACCGCATCATTGCGTATGCCGGATAAGGGAGAAAAACATGAGCAAGCACACTGTCTGCCTCGTTGAAAACGCCGCCGCCCGGTGCCATACGCCCTTTCTGCGTCACGTCATCGAAAATATGGGCATGCGTGTCCTGACAATAGGCGACTCTGGCGAAGACCGTATGGAAATCATCATCGCCTGCATCCGTGAATCCGATGCCGTACTCATCACGGGCAAACCGGATACGGAGATGGCCGTGGTTGCGGGAGCGGCCTATGCTTTGGAGCGCCCCGTCATCTACCTGTGCTCCGCCGATGATCTCACCAGCCCCAACGTGACCGCCGCCGCAAGCAAAATCATCTTTGATTCCAGCGAGGTGCTTGCCGAACTGCAGGCAACTCTCCATCCCTGAATTCTGCCGCATGGTACCGGGAAGCCATCCCCGGCACCATGCAACAAAAAAAACAATAAAATCAGCAAGAAAAGACTCGCAACCTTTGGACGAAAGAGCGAACACACACTCACGGCAACAATGAATCATAAATTAAAACATGAGGTTGTAAGATATGAATCGCTCTTTCGGAATCGAACTTGAAATCGCCAACATCACCCGCGAGACTTCATGGATGCGCGGCAGCGTCATCAGAGTCTGCTCTCCCGAAGCTCATGTGGAAGACCTCATTGCCGCAGGATTTTTAACGCGGATTAAATAAAAAGAGAAAGACACGGATTTATTAAATATGCGTCTTTCACCTTAAACTGTACCATAATAACTTAGAGGCACAAAATAAAAAGCTTCAAACGCTCCATTAGGTCGTCTTTGGTAAATATTGACGAGTGCATTTCTTAACTCATCTTCTGTAAGTGACTGAAACATATTTAATCGGATTTCTCGTTCTAAATTCAATGAGTTATCATTTAAACCCAGAATTGTAATAGTATCGTTTGCTTTTTGCTGATCGTCTACTGTTTTTTGTTGATTAGCTTCAATTGTACCGTCAGAATTAAAAGAAAAAAAAGATAAACAGTCTACTTGTAAAGGTGAAATTGGAATACAGCTGTCACCTTGTTTATGATCACAGTGAAATTCATTATTATTACTTTTTCTTGTATCACATGAAGCACAAATATTATTATAGTCTAGAGTTTTTGTATTATCTACTGACTGTGGAATAATATGCGCGTTGCTTATATTGTGTTCTTGATTTTTATATACAGGCTTTTGTTTAATTTGACTAAGTGCCAAATCAACTTCACCAATTGCTTTTCCACAAAAACAACAAATAAATCCTTGTTCTTGTAAAAGAGCATTTCGTAATGTACGCTTAGTTTTGCTATCTAAGTTAGTATACGTGCCATTGGGATGCTGCTTTTTCCACTTCACTAAAGCTGTTGGTTCTGAGCCTTTTTGAATATAGATCATAATCCCATCATCCTCATTTTAAACTCAAATTGAGAAATAATAGGTAATTCTCCGTACTCTTTCTTTAGTGAAAAAATCGCGTTACGGGCAGCAGCTTTATCTTTTATTCTAATCATCTCATCGATCGCATGAATCCGCTCAGCAACCTCATCATCATACCGACCTGTATCGAAGAACTGAGTGATAATTGATTCTACACTGCCACCTTTTGCATATTCAACATCTTTTTTAATAATATTATTATTTTCGTCATAATCAAGCCATATAATTTCATTCTTATTAAGACCAGCCCAAATAAAAGGAGAATGACTTGTCATGATAAATTGGATTTCAGGAAAAGAGTCTTTCAGAATTTTCCCTATCTTCATTTGCCATTGAGGATGTAAACTTGTATCGACTTCGTCAATAAGCACAACAACATCCTTTGTGCTAGGCTCAGAAAACGCATCAATACAAATTTCACCAAGCATAGTGATTACACTGGCTTCGCCAGAGGACAATTGATCTTCAACATTAAAAGGAATACCATGTTTTTCAACAATAAGTTTTTTATTCTCCTTTTCCCCCTCTATAGTTATCCCTCCAAAATCAGGATTAATCTTTGTTATGACATCTCTAAATTTTTGCAAGGCAGGATGCCTATAGGTCATTTCTTTTTTCTCTTCATATTCTTTTATTCTTTTTTTATTTTCTTCAACTTCAAGATTAAAAAAATCATCCTTTAATTTTTGATAATTAATAATTCCACGTGTATATACAAACCTAGGAAGAGCCAGCACTCCAAAGCTGATCTGCTCATTTTCTATTTTTTGAACAATACTTTGAACAGTTAATCCAGGGATAAAGCTTACATTTTTTATATTCATTTCTTTATCATCTATAACTTTATTTATTCTTTCTTCATTTTCCCCTTTACTACGGACAATCGATATCGTATCATTACTATTATATTTATTGTTAAATTTTACAATAATACTTGATTCTTTATTATGATCTCTAATTCTACCATTATAAAAAATATCACGCTTACCTTTTCTATAAATTATATTAAAAAAATCATGAAGAATATATATAATACTACTCTTGCCAACCCCATTAACCCCATAAATAACATTCATATTTTCATTTAAATCAATAGAAATATCATCTAAGGCTCTATAGTTTTTTATTGTCACACTGGTAAGTTTCATCGAGTCTTCCTCATTCCCCCAAAAGGGCAATTTTTGGTATCAACATCATTTCACGAACTGCTCTCATCACTGTTGACGTTTCCTTGGCATCTTTACCCCCTTTTGGCAAGGACCCGATAAACATTATGTCTTCCCTGTAACCAACGCCATACCTGCCCTTGACAGGGCAGCCGTTTTGCCGCAGATTGAATTTCCCTAATACTCACAGGCGTAGCCGTCGCCTTTGCCATGCCCCACATGGTAAGAAGAGCGGTGTTTTTCATTTCTTGCCACCAGTGCGCCCGTGGTCGGGTGTTGGTCACATATTGGCAAGGCGACGTCCGGGTGTCCGTGAGGCCCCGGCGGCTGTGAGTAGCCGGGGAGCGTCGTCTTGCTTTTTTGTACCCAACCCCAACTACTCACGAGGTGCCTTATGTCCCAATCCCTTCCCGTCCTTCGCGGCGCGGCCCTTGGCCAGTGCTGCCGTTCCCTCGTCGTCATCAACGACGTCATGGGGCGTCTTTCCCTGCTGCAGAGCCATTTTTCCCTGCTGGGGGCCGCGGCTCCTGATGCTCCGGCCAACGGCGCGGCGCGCATCCTTGCCGGTGCGTGGAGCGATCTGCACAATGTGCGGAACCTGCTTTCCAGACTCGCCGGGCAGGAGGTGGAGCATGTCTAGTTTCCCCGTCTGCTTCCCCGTTTGGGCGTTCGGCCGCGATTCTGATCCCTATCGCGCCGCCATCGATGCCATTACCAGCGGAGGGTATGAACCGGAACATGAGGCCGCGCTTGTCCAGTCCGTATTCGATGCGGCTCATGCGGCCCGGTACCGGGCGGAGGCAGAACTCTCTCCCCTGCATCCGGTTCCGTTCTCAGAACTACGGGAAGCGGTGGAACGGCTGGAGCTGTGTCATGGATGACCGCGTTTCTCCCGTCGGCCCACTGGCCGGGGCCGTGGTATCCGAGCTGCTGACGCCGTTCATGGTGTACGCCGACATGTTGAAGGCATCGGGTTCCCCGGCGCAGAGCAAGATGGTCTGGGCGCTGCTGGAACAGCTTGACCGCAAGCTGCTGGCCATGCTCATCGACATCCACCGGCAGGCCCCGAGCATCTGGCTGCGCTATCCTGACGCATGACTTCATAGATTACTCCGTTCCGCCCGGTTCGTCCGAGCGGAACGGAAAGAAGAGTATCACTGCCCGCTTGCCGCTTCGTTCCCGGTATTCTGCCCGGAGCCTTCTTCCGCGTTGCCTTCCAGAAGCAGCTTGGCCGTCAGACGCCGGTTCAGACGGCGTTCCTCAGCCAGTTCAGCCTCCCGCTCTCTCAGCTTTTCTTCCAGCGCCCTGACCTTTTCCGCCGTATCCTGTTCGCCGGCCTGTCCCGCGACAAGTTGCAACAACGTCTTGTTGGTGCCGGCGGCGTCGCGTGCCATCAGTTCGACAGCCTGCTGGATTGTCTGCAACGGTACGGGCTGATCCAGCGGCACATCCTGTCCGATGAACATCGGCCCTTCTTCAAAATACAGCCATTGCCGCGACAGGCGCGGGTAGAGCTCGAGGATGCGCGGCAGAAGCGGCCACAGGTTGTCCTGCCGCTTTTCGTTCAGGTAGCCCTGAAAGGTCCGTTGCGGCATGCCAAGGGTCTTGGCCATTTCGCTTTGCGAGGTGCCCATCTTGGAAATCGCAATTCTAACTCGTTCAAACAACTGCATAACTTTATATATTGCGTTTTAACGCTTGTTTTGGGCTTGACCATGCGCTAGAAACTAGCTAATCATACTCAACAAGACAATTACTCTATCAATGTTTTTCAGGTAGCAGGAAAGAACCATGACCGCAACGACCACCGCCGACCGTCGAAGGATTATCGAGTTGAAGTTGTGGATGGAAGACCACGACATCACCGTCAAGGCCACATCCGAATATCTGGGCTGGGCCTTTGCAACCACACGGTACAATCTCATGGTTGCCTCGGAACCCAAACGCCGGGAAAAGCTGCTGGCCCTTGGCTTTCCCTCCGAACTGCTGCCGCCACCCTCCCCGCCGCGGGGAAGGCCGCGGTTTCCGGGGGTACAGCACCAGCATTCCGCCGCACCAGAAACGGACCCCCATCCTGTATCTGACTAACCTGTTTTTCTGTCCGGAACCACGCAATTCCTTCATCGCAATTTGAAAAGGGATTTTCGCATGAAGTCGATTTCCTTGACCGCCATTCTGCACGAGCTGGTGAAGGACGCTCCGAGTGGCCTGCCCGCGAAGTTCATCGCAGCCCGGATTGGACGTGATTACAACACGCTGATGTCCGAACTCAGCCGCCAGCCGGGGCACAAGCTCGGAGCAGACCTTATCCTGCCCCTGATGCAGCTCACGGGCAGTATCCAGCCTCTGGATGCTCTGGCAGCGGAAATGGGCGCGGTGTGTGTCCCTCTGCCGCCCGCCAGCGACGGCTGCCATCCCGTCCACAGGCAATGCATGGTGGCCGTGCAGGAGTTCGGCAGACTCATGGGCGCCACAGCCGACGCTCTGGAAGACGGCACTATTACAGCGGACGAACGGGACGCCATAGCCGCCAAGAGCTATGAGGCACTAGCCGCTATCGTGGCCTTGCTCAAGGCCGTGGAGCAGGGGGTGGAAAGGTCATGATTCCAGCCGTGCACATAGCTGCCGCGCCCGGGCAGGTGGACGCCGTCCGGTGTCTGCGGGATGTCGTTAGGAAAGCCGCGCCCTCCGTTCAGTTTCTGGACTGGACGGAACGGGAGCTGCCTCCGTCCCGCTCTGCGCTTCCGGGTGCCATGGCGTTGCGCAAGAGGAACAGGACCCTCGACAGGCAGTTTTTTTCCTTCTGCGCCGATGCCTGCATGTCCGCCGACCTTGTCGTCTGTCTGGGAACCGGGCAGGAAAGCGTCATTCAGGCAGGCATGGCGTACATGGCGGGGATACCAGTGCTCGGTATCCGCGATCGACAGATGGAACCCGGCTTCATGATGGAAAGCTGCGTCTCGCGTTGGGTAGACGATATGGCTGACGTCCCTCCCCTCGTGGCTCGGCTGCAGCACTGCCTGAGCAGGATCGAAACGTATTCCCCTGAAGCCGACATGGCCTGCCCCGACTGCGATCTCAAGTCCATATGCCGCTACTTCAGCCTCTTGGCGGACGAAGACAAAAGGAAGGTGTAACATGATGACTGCCGAGGAAAAGGAATTTGTTGACGCCATGCTGGACAAGTTGCCTCCGGTTATCGCCCGGCATCAGGTTGACCGCTTCCTTGGGGGCCTTGTATCCCCCTTCACGGTCAAGAACGCCGATTTGGCGGGAACGGGACCGGAAGTGGCTTGGCGCGTAGGCAACAAGGTGGCGTACAAGACGGATTCCCTTGTGGGCTGGCTTGTCCAGACCATGGGCGTCAAGCGTATTCAGAACCTCAACTCTCTGTAGGTCTGAGATGGTTCACGGCATCCCGCGTCGCATCCGGCAACAGATGGGCATACCGCATCGTCATCGTGATGGTCTTGTGCCGCATCAAGGTCTTGATCCTGTAGATATCGGTACCTGCCAGAGCAAGCCACGAGCCGAACGTGTGGCGGAGCGTATGGAAGACAACGCGATCCTTGGGGCCGGTACTGTTGGCGTTCAGTCCGCTGGCATCAACGGCCAGTCCGTACAGCCTGCGCAGGATGCATCCGTCCTTGCCTGTACGATCCGGCGGAAAGACGGCGAGATCGCCTTTCCGCCATCTGCCGTTGCGCTCACGCAACACCTCCAGAGCCTCTTTGTTGAGCGGAACATGGCCACCCGTCTTACGGCGACGCTCTACCCGAACTTTCAGGAAGGCATGCTGCAAGGAAACATCGCTCCATTCAAGCCGCATCAGCTCGCCGAACCGCAGCCCCGTGTTCAGCGCCAGTATGATCAGATCAACCAGATCAGTCAGCAATGGCAGATAGCCGTCTTCAACGGACAACGATTGGGCCGCTTCTATGAGCCTGTCGGCTTCACCGTAGGAGAGGAAGCGCTCACGTTCCTGCGAGCCTTCCGGCAATTCGACTTCGCTGACCGGAGAGGTGGCCGAGGCCCACAGCGGCGCGCCGTTGATCATCGTGATCCGCGCCAGACTGAAAAGCTGCCGCATGATGGCCATGTATTGCAACACCGTGGCTTCGGCCAGCCCCTCCGCGCGCAGGACGTCCATCAACCCTTCCATATGATCTTTTGTAAGGCCGCGAAAAGGAATGTCGCCCAGCCGTCCCCGGATGCCCTTCTCAAATCGTCCGACGTCATGGCTCCACGTGCGCTTGCGTTTTTTGGCGACCGGCATGTAGTAATCGTCAAAGAAGGCAGCGACCGTCATGGTGTCGGCCTCAGAACTTTCGGCCTTCCGGCGCTGCTGGTTTGCCTCGCGCAGTTCGGCAACGGTCTGAGGACCACTGCCTGTACGCGTCGCTTCCTTGAGCTTGGCCAGCATGCCCTGCGCCTTGTCTGCAGACCAGCCCTCGGATGCCCATCCGAGCCCTTCCTCACATCGTTTGCCGCCAACGTTATGCCTGATGGCGAAGTAGCGATCCGCACGCCCATTTTTGAGGCGGCGCGTGGGATGCTCGTAGCAACGAATACCCGAAGCGACAGTTATCCATTTTACCGGCATTCTTCTCCCCATTCTCTCCCCCACTTGGGGAAAGTAGAAGTGCGTCTAAGTCCGGTATACTGGATAGAACAGTTTGATCTTTCGCGCAATAGTGCGTCTAAGTGCGCTCCTGTTATGCACGTTGATGGACTGAAAATCCCCGTGTGGGCAGTTCAATTCTGTCCCCCGGCACCACTTGGAAATACAGGACTTGTGTCTTATGGGCACAAGTCCTTTTTTCGTATCTGTCTGCGTACCCTTCTACCCGTTCTGCCAATACGACGAGCTACGGGTTCTCCTCACAATGCCTTTGAGGGAGCGCCCTGTTTCTCATCCCCTTTCGTCTTGCCCACAAGAAAAATCGAATCTCTATGTTTCATTGACTCATAGTGGTCAGCTTACCGTTATTGCCTTGTCTTGTTCAAAGCAACCAGGATGCTGTTGTAGATACGCTCAAGCGATTTTTCATCGGTTTGAGACAGGGCTTCAATCAGCCTTTCTTTGATCTCGCTCGCTGCAAGGGGGCTCTTATCAAAAATAAACAGATAAGGCGCCAACCTAGCCCTTCGCCTGCCGCGAACCGGCCCACGCGAGGATCAGGCCGAGTACCGCTCCGAGCAAGGCGGCGAACAGCACCCGGAAGGCTTCTGGCAGCAGAAACGTAATGGTATGGACGGGGATCCAGAAGAAGAGCACGGTGCGGAACAGCACCAGCCGCCACATGACGTCCCAGTTGACCGACTTCAACAGCCCGCCGACGTCGGGTAGGTGCCACAAGCAGCGCAGCGTCCCCTCATAACGGGCGATATGCAGATCGCTGACCTTATGGGCCACCATGAGGACCGGCGCAAACAAGGTGTTCAGGCACAAACTGATGGCAAACGCCGTGAGCAGTTTCTCCGTGCCGAACGGACCGGCCAGCGCACGCGCGGCCCAATCCATGCCGATCCGGGACATGGCCAGCGGTACGCCAGCGGAAAAAATCATGAACGCCAGCGTGATGCATATACCGAGAGCGCCCCATGCCAGCGCGCGGGGCACGAGGCCGAAACGAGGCGGCAGGTAACTCCCTACCAGCATCCGCTGCGCAAGGCTTTCCCCGAACGTTGCGAGCAACGCGAACTTGCAGAATCCCGCCGCAAAGGGGTGCGCATCCGTCAGGGCCACATACGCCCGCAATACGGTATCGGAAAGAAGCAGAGACAAGACGAGAACAAGGCCGCACCCAAGACACCAGCGATCCGCCGGACGGTCCAAACGAAACCCTTTCAT